ATGCCGCGCAAGTACCACACTCTCCTAGAGCGAGACGGCATCACCTCTCCCTGGTGCATAGCCTTTGGGGACTACGGCCTAGAGACCGTCAAATATGAGCTTGAAGACTACGCCACGGGCTACCGCGCGGTGCCACGCAAGCACCTAAAGGTCATCACCACCAAGGATGCGCGGCAGGCCACCATAATGGCCGCAGTGGCCACCCTTAACGCCAAGTGACGCTAGACCATGGGGCACCATCAAGCCCCATCATCGAGCGCCAACGCTCCTAACCCAAATGGAGGGGAACACTATGGAAACCCAGTGGGAAGACCTGTTCGACACTGAGACGAACGAGGATGACGCGAGCGACACGGAAGGCACCCTCTGGGATGCAACGGTCTCGCGTATCTGCAACGGGGGATGATGGCGTGGCGACCTAGCGGCTAACTAGGCGCCACACCACCACCACCAACTTAGCGGCAAGGCCCCTCAAGAACCCTGCAAGGCAACAGGGGGCCAAGCCACCACACAGCACCCCATGAGGCCGGGAGCCGTGCGGCTCCTAATGAACCTCATGGCGAGTGCGCAAGCAAGTCATGAGGTTTGACCATGGAACTCAACTGCGAACGGCACCCCACCAAAAAGGGGGCGTATATCGTTTATGATGCGGGGGGCTGTGCCTTCCAGGCCGAGCGTATCCAGACACGTGGCGGAACCGAGTGGAATACAAAGCCAGCGAGCTACTGGAGTGCGCTCCCTAGCCATAGCGCCGCAGGTGCGGACACGCGGCGGTTCCGCGCCCCCCAGCTTGCCGCCGTCGCCCGCAAGGTCGGCGCATCCCTCAAGGCGGGAGGGTGAGCCATGGCCGACATTTACGAACAGCACCGCGCAGCCTTCGCCAACGTGGCCGCATACGTGATCCTCAAGGACGGTGAGCTTGTGGCGCGGATCGCCTTCAAGTTCCCCAAGGACGGCGCAGGGCGGCTCTATGCCTACGTCCATTGGATTGGCACTGAGATGGTGCGAGGGCACGCCACAGGTTTGGGCTATGACAAGCGCACCGCCGCGTGCTGGTCCGCTATGGCCCGCGCCTACCGCACCAAGCACCCACTCTCACAACAGTTGGCAAGCCGGCAGGGGGCTTTCTACTCAGCGTTGGCGTTGGATCGCGGGCCGACTTGGGACGATCAACTTCGCGCCGCTGGCTTCACCGTGATTGGGGCTGTGTGAGCCATGCCCCGCTTCAATCCCTTCCACGCCGTGAGCGGCAGATACGGTGCCCCAATGGGACGCCATGGCCACCCCATCGACTCTTGGGATGGCACGGGAAAGCTCTATGCCAACCATTGCGGTGGTGACGGTTATTACGATCGAGGGGGCGCCTATTGGGGGCACTCGCGCGTCTACGCTGTGTGGACGCGAGGCGGCGGGTTCCGCACCTACGTTGAGGCTGGATCGAAGGAAGAAGCCATTGCGCTGGTGCGCAAAGCTGCGGCGGAGGCATGACCATGGGACGCTTCAAGCCAACCCTAGACATCTGGACCCTAACGCCTGCTGAACGCTCCCTCCTGCCGATAGGGCAGTGGGTTAAAGCCGGACCGGATGGCCCCCAAGGGCCGCTTCTATGGCGAAGGACGGTCAACGGTTGTCGCGTGGCTTGGGAACGCGAGGGGACGATATCGATCCTACATGACGACCGTGCGGGACTACGGGCGGAGTGTGCGTGCCGATCCGCAAATGACTACCGAGTGACGCGGATGCGGGAGTGCCTACGCCTGCCGTGGATGGATATACTACGATGGGTAACGCCTTAGTGGCACCAGCCGACGAACGGGAGACCGAGACCATGAGCCGCAATTATCTCACCCCCGCCATAGCCCCCGAGTGGGCCGATACGCGCGAGACTGACATGGCCGTCGCTACCGCAATCCATGCAATTGCGGACAGCAAGCGCACCCCGGAAGCCATTTGGGAGGCCCCAACGCGGGAGGAGTGGGACCACGTGGCTATGGCGGTTGAGGAATATGTCCGGCACGGCGACTTCGCGGCCAATCCAGCGGGCTACTCATGGGGCCAAGAGGTTGTCAAGATCGACGCTGAAGACGGCGAACCGACCACCTGAATGAGTGACGCACGCAGCACAGAGGATACTGATATGACCGTTCACTACACGATCGAAATCGCCTACGGCAGCAACTTCGTGACGGAACAGGATCGTTATCGCGCGGAAGCTGCTATCGACGCCGCCATGCTTCGCGAAGGGATCACAACCGACGAAGAATTTAAGGAAGCGCTGACCGCTTTCATCGCTCGTTCGGAATGCGAAGACCACAACGCGACTCTTGCCGCTAAATATGAGCGCATCCAGCAGTCTGGTGACGCAGCGCTCACCCTTGGTTGGCACAATCCAGACGGGGCAAGTCTCAGTCTCGGGGCGGCCGCCTGAGATTGAGTAAGGGTCTCGTTCAAGTGACGCCAGCCCATGCCCCGCGCACCCAGCGAGGCATGACCGGGCGCCAATAGCACCAAGCCCCTAACCCTCACCACCAATCCCCACACCACGCCCCCGCCAACGGGACGGCGAACGGAAGGTCATGCGGCCATGATTATGTTCGACGTGATGAACCGCACCCGAGAAGCGGTGCAGTTTACCGCAGCGATTGACTGCGAGGCGGGCGCTACACGGATCGCGAAGGTTAGCCTTGCGGTGCTTTGGGCCATCAAGACTGGCGCGAGCCTGTGGGGGGCAAACCTGGAGGGAGCGATCCTGCGGAAAGAGAAACTGCGGGGAGCGAACCTGGAGGGAGCGTACCTGCGGGGGGCGGACCTGCGGGGAGCGGACCTGCGAGGAGCGTACCTGTGGGGGGCGAACCTAGAGGGAGCGTACCTGTGGGGGGCGAACCTACGGGGAGCGGACCTGCGGGGAGCGAACCTGGAGGGAGCGAAGTGGACCCACGATATCACCATCTCGCGCGTCCCCATCGTGGTCTGCGGCCTGCGTTACCCCAAGATTTTCATTCTCGATAACCACATGGAAATCGGGTGCCAGCTCCATACCCTTGAGGAGTGGGAGGGGTTTGATGATCGCACCATCCTTGAGATGGACGAAAGGGCCGCCCTCACGTTCTGGCGCACCTGGAAGGCCCCACTCTTGGCCATGGCGCGGGCCGATGGGCGCGGGTGGAAGTGAGCCTCACCCACTCGGACCCTACGCGCCCCCTCCTAACGCTCTCCACAACGCTTGAACAATTCGACGGGCTTCACGCGGCACACGCAAAGGTGCGGGCCACGTCCAAGACCGTCACGGTGGACCGGCAGGCCCTCATCAACCTGCTTATGGACCACGCGCAGTTGACCGACGCCCTCCGCAAAAGCGGGCGCGTCCACGTGCCGAACCCCTAACCACAACGGGAGTATCAGGACCATGACCACGACCTTGAACCTCAAGGACCTGCGTTGGCAAGCCACGGTTTCCACCCACCCGGAGACGGGCGAACAGACCCACTCCGTGATCGACACCAAGACGGGCAACCACATTGCAACCATCCGCCCGAGTTCGGACGCCGAGGCAATCGCCCAGCTCATGGCGGCGGCCCCCAAGCTCGCGCACACACTGGACACCACGTATCGCCACCACCTCATCCCGCTTCTCGAAGGCGCGAAGTCGGCGGAACGGCGAGGCGCGCCCCGAGCCGAGGGAGAGGCGATGGTGATCCTTCTGGTTCAGATGCTCACCGGCCTTGCCGCAAGTACTCTCCACGCGGCGTGCGGCCCCAAACCGCCCACAGCGGCGAACGCCAACACGCCCCTCCCCCTGCGCGACCTCCCCGAGTCCTGGAGCAACCCCTTCTCGCACTGACACCACGACCTAGACCAACGGCTAGGTCCGCCCACCACCATCACCACCCAAACCCAAATGGAGTACACGACATGACCCCGACCAACGACGGAACCAAGGTGCTCATCCACAAGGACGGCGAGGAAGGTGCGCTGCACCTCTGTGCGCTCACGGGCAAGGTGCTCACCCCCACCGATGAATTGCCCATCTGGGGCGAGGGTCTCATCGTGGGCGTCATCCAGGAGCGCCTCAAGTGGTACGGCGACCGCCTCGGCGCCGCCTTCACGGACGACCACAAGCGGCCCGAAGCCATCATCATGCAGGACCTCGGCTGGGTGGCGCTCGATCCCGAGACCGGCGAGGAGATGGAGCTGGAAGCGGATAACGAGTACCGCATGGAGGTCCTCGCAACGGTCCTCGGTGTGGACCGCGAGAACTACGAGAACAACGCCGTCCTGTTCGGCCACGTCCTGGCGGAGGTGGAGGTTGTGGCCAATACCGAACGCACGGCCGAAGAGGCGTCCGCCATCGACGCCGAGATGAAGACCACCTTCGAGGGCGGTAAGGATAATACCGCTTCGACCACCAAGACCGCCAACGGTTGACGTAACTTTTCCCTAAGGGGAGGAGCTACGGCCCCTCTCCCATAGGGAGGAAGCATCCAGTCCTCACAGACTGGGAGAGGGGAACAACCATGACCAAGAGCACCACGACATCCTCCAAGGCCAAGCACGCTGGCTCTCCGCTGGCCCGCGCCGCCGCCCATTGCATGGCGATGCGCTGGAAGGGCACACGCAGCGAGAAGAACCGGGCGCTGGAAGTGGATGCCCTCGTGGCCTACTTCACGCCCCTCGTGACGTGTCTGGACGACATCACATCGGCCCACATCGGGGACTATGTGCGCCACCTCCAAGAGCGGGGGAACGGCGCGGCGACCATCAAGCTCAAGCTCTCGGTCCTCCGCACGATCTTCGTGGAGGCCGCCGACTGTACGCCTCCGCTGGCCACCATCGCGATGCCCAAGGCCCGCGTCCGCTTCACCGATCCGCCACTCAAGTGGTGGCTCAATCAAGAGGACCAGCTCAAGCTCACCACTTGGCTCCGCACCAAGGGGGGCGCAATGGACATCCTCATGGCCGACTATGTGGACTTCGTGTGCACCACGGGCTTGCGCGTGGAGGAGGCTTTGCGCATCACAGGCCGGGAGTTCTCGGGGCTGGGCACCGACAAGCCGAACATGAACGTTCCCGGCACCAAGACCAGCGGCTCCCAGGCCACGCTTCCCCTCTTCCCCCAGGCCGCGCAAGTGGTCATCCGCCGCCGCGCCACGTGCGGCAGCGGCAGGCTCTTCGCGGTGCGTTACCGGGAGCTGGCGGACAAGTGGTCCGAGTGCCGCGAGTATCTTGGAGCCACCGCTAACCCCACATCCACGCTCAAAGCCTTGCGCCGTTCCTTTGGCCGCATCGCGACCGAGCAAGGGATGCCCACCGAAATCCTCCGCCACTACTATAGGCACGCCAATATGACGACCACGGCGGGATACCTTAAGTTGATTGGCGGATACAACACCGAGGTCGTGCGCCAATGGGTCCACACGAAAACTGGGCCGTCGACACACTGCGCTCCGTCCTCGCCCCCCTCATCCCCAATGGAAGCCTACGTCTAGCGCCCACCGGGCGGGGACAGGTGGAGGTGAGCTGGCAACAGGACGTTTGGCCCCTCCCAGTGCGGGAGACGGTCATCATATACACCGCACACTTCCTTGGGAGGGGAGGCATGCGGAAGTGGAGGAAGGACGCGAAGGCCATGGTCGAACACGTCGGCCAGAGCCTCCTCGACCACATCGAAACCGAGGGAGAGGCATGATGTTTTTCAAACGAGCCAAACCCATGTCCGAGACCCCCATGAACACCGTGGAGGCGTTCTTCCAGCTCCCCCTCGTGGACTCTAAGCTGGAGGAGGCCCCCAACGGGGACCTGTTCCGCGTGGAGGTCCGCAAGTGTCCCGTCACCCAGGTTATCCTGCGGGGGAGGTTCCCCGTGCCCGTCCGAAAGCAACCGCGCCCCGCCTGAGGGGCCTTGAAGTGGAGAGAGACCATGGCTTTCAAGTTCACGATCGAGAAGGGCATCCCCATCCCCGAAGTGCGTGACAGCACCTCGTCCCACGCCTTCGAGTGGGGGGAGATGGAGCAAGGGGACAGCATCCCCGTCACCCAAGACTACTGGATCAACGAGCGGGGCATGGACCCTGCGGACTACAAGATCCAGAAGATCAAGGAACGCATCCGCATCCACTTCCGCAATTGGCAGTCCAAGGACAAAGCGCGGAGCGTCTTCATGCTCCACATGCACGTCATGAAGACCCCCGCCGAAATCGAGAAGTACGGCGAGGGGGCCATCCGCGTGTGGCTCGACAAGCCCGTGTCCAAGGCCACGCAGGAAGTCGCCCCGCCGCCGCCTCCCGCTCCCGAGCCTGAGCCCGCGAAGGCCCCGGCAAAGGCCCCCGCGAAGAAGCCCGCTGCGTCCGCGCGGAAGCCGGCCGCCAAGTAGGCCGAGACCACTCACCACCACCACCACAACCGAACCTGATGCAAGGACGGGGGCCACGTGCTCCCGCCCATCGGCCAGTCATGTCTTGAGGGGACGACCATGTGGAAACCGGGGGATGATCCCACCGAGCACCCGCTCTGGGAGGCACAGGTGGCACTCGAAATGGAGATGCGAGAAGGCGGGGCCGACCGCTTCCGCGAGGCCGCCACCAAGGCACGCGGCGGACACAAGCCCGATGGGACCGTGAAGGCCCCCCGCATGACCGGCCTCACGCCGTACCGGCAGCTCATCACCAAGTGGCTCCCCGACATGGCGCAAGGCATCCGCACCTGGTTGCGGGACGTTGCGGCCCACCAGCGCCGCATCGGGGCAGGCATGCAAGTGGTCTCCTTCCCCTACCTCAAGGCCGCCGACCCCTACCTGTGCGCCTACATCACGCTCCGCAATGTGCTGGACGCAATGACCATCGGACAGGTGGGCTTGATGGGGTGCGCCAAGCAGATTGGCCTTGCCATCGAGCACGAGGCCCGCATGCAGGCGTGGGAGGCACGGGACAAGGAGCTGTATAAGCAGGACCGGGAGGCCGCCAAGAAGAACCCCGCGTCATTCGCCAAGCTCCAGAGCCACCTCAAGCGCGAGAAGTCCACCGCCATCCACCGCCGCCGCGTCAACATCAACCGCTTCAACAAGCTCCTGCGGGAGCCGCTCCAGTGGGAGGATTGGAGCGAGTATGTGCGGACGCGGATCGGCCTCGACCTCATCAACATCCTCGTCATGCACACGGGCCAGTTTCAGCTCGGATCAGACGCGGAGCACGTGTGGAAGCCGGGCAAGATCAAGAGCCCGAAGATCGTCCTCCAGGCCAAGCCCGAACTCCTCAAGTGGCTCTCCTCCGCCATGGACCGGGCGGAGGTCATGAGCCCGATTTACATGCCCACCTTGATGCCCCCCAAGCGGTGGGACGGGACGCGGGACGGGGCCTATTACACGCCCCATGTGCGGACCCCGACGCTCATCCGCTTCAAGGCCCACCAGGAGGACCAGCGCCACCGCGCCGCCGACGAGTACGACGCGATCGACATGCCGAGGGTCTACGAGGCCCTCCATGCCCTCCAGGAGACCCCGTGGCGGATCAACACCGCCGTGCTGGAGGTGGCGGTCAAGCTCTGGGAGAAGGACCACGCCATCGCCGGCCTCCCCTCCAAGAAGGAGGAGCCACTACCGGCCCAGACCGAAGAGGTGCTCAAGGAGATCGCGGAGCGGGAGCTTTGGAAGAAACGCAAGGAAACCGGCGAGCCTCCCCCAGCCCCTGCCTTCGCGGCGTGGAAGCGGGACGCTGCGGCAGTCGCCAAGCGCAACGCCATGCGCATCTCTCACGTCCTCAGCACGGATCGCACCCTCAAGATCGCCGTGCGTCTGGCCGAGGAGCCGGCCCTCTACTTCCCCCACATGCTGGACTTCCGGGGGCGCATGTATCCGATCCCCCAGGACCTCCAGCCCCAGGGCCGCGACCTGCCAAGGGGTCTCCTCACCTTCGCAGAGCCTAAGCCGATTGAGGGGGAGGCGGTGGGGTGGCTTGCAATCCATCTCGCCAACGTCTGGGGGATGGACAAGGTGCCCTTCGATGAGCGCATCGCGTGGGTCTTCAAGAAGGACCGCACGTGGCGCTCCATCGCCAAGGACCCCATGCGCAACCGCCAGTGGGCCGAAGCGGATGAGCCGTGGCAGGCCCTCGCGGCAACCCTTGAGTGGGTCCGCCTGAGGGAAGAGGGCGAGGGCATGCTCTCCTCCCTCCCCATCCGCGTGGACGGGACCTGCAATGGCATCCAGCACCTCAGCGCCATGGTTCGTGATGAGGTGGGTGGCGCCGCCGTCAACCTCGTTCCAGGGGAGGAGCCTGAAGACATCTATGGGGAGGTCGCAACCACCATCCAGCATGCCTTCGAGACCATCTTCAGCCACGGCGGCGAGGATGCCCACGCGGCCCGCTGGTGGCTGGACCTCGTGGACGGCAAGCTCCCGCGCTCCTTCACCAAGCGACAGGTGATGATTATGCCCTACGGGGGGACCCGCGACAGCTACTTCGACTACCTCAGGGAGTGGCTTGCGGAGTTCTACCCGAAGGAGTGGGAAGCCGAGACCAAGCGCGACCGGGAGGCGTCCGGAAAGCTCCTCGGGTTCGCCGTGCGTCACCTCTGGGCGGCCATCACCACCCAGGTGGAGGGTGCCGTCAAGACCATGGGGTGGCTTCAAGCCTGCGCCAAGCTGGCCGCCGAGGGGAACCAGCCGATCTTCTGGATCACCCCCTCGGGCTTCGTGGTCCGCCACTTCTACGGCAAGCAGGTGGAGCGGCAGGTCAAGACGAAGATCGACGGTCAGACCTTCAAGATTGTCGAAAGCGTCCGCACCAAGGACCTGGACGTTCGCGAGCAACTGAAGGGCATCCCGCCCAACTTCGTGCACTCCATGGATGCCGCCGCCCTCGCCCTTGCGGTGGTCAAGGCCAAGGCCGCAGGGGTCTCCTCCCTCACCGCCATCCACGATGCCTACGGGACCGTGGCGGCCGACATGCCGGCCCTCCACCGGCTCCTCCGCGAGGCATTCGTGGAGGTCTACCAGACGGACGTTCTCGAAGAGTTCCGCAAGTCCTGCCGGGAGGTCCTCACGACCCACATCATGGCAACCGAGCGGATGCCCTTCGAGGATAGATGGATGGCGGAGGAGAGAGCGGACAAGGCCCTTCCCGAGCCCCTGCCGAAAGGCAACCTCGACATCAACGCGGTGCTGGAAAGCCCCTACTTCTTCGCCTAGCCCACCATCACCGCCCCATCGCCAAGGCCCCGAGGGACACCCCCTGCGGGGCCTTTTTGCGTTCTCAGCTCCTCCCAAAGGATGACCCCATGGCCAGCCCCAAGCCCCTCAACCGGGACGCCCTCTTCACGCTCTCCCGCGAGACCGCCGCCGAGGTTGCCCACGAGGCCCTCTTCCCTGTGCAGTCCCGCCGCCCCCACGAGATGGTGGCCGGCGTTGCGGTCCTCTTCGCGGCCATCTGCACCCGCTGTGGCCTCGACCCTCAGGAAGTCCACACGCTGGGCTCGCGCATGCTCCGCCCCGAGAAGTTCCACAAGAAGGCCAACGACAGCCTCCAGTCCCTCCGCGACTTCGCCGGCATCCACATCGCTGGCGAGACGGACGTGACCATCTCCTGAAGTCCCCTTCCCGTTCGGCCAGCGCCACCTCCCAGGCATGGCCGCACCGCGCCCGGCTCCCGGCCGGCGTTCCCCTCTCCCCGCAACGGCGGAGCCGGGCGCACCCCCTTCCCGCACCCTCCCAATCCAAAACCCAAGGAGCCACCATGGCCCCCAGCAACAAGTCCCCCTACCGCATCGGCCCTGAGGGCACCGCCCGCTACCCCTGGGTCAACAAGGCGGACACCAAGTTCAACGACGACGGCATCTTCAAGACGGACGTGATCGTGGCCGGCGAGGCCGCCAAGAAGGAAGTCGAACGTCTCGACGCCCTCGCAGCGGCGGCACTCGAAGAAGAGACCGAGGGCCTCAGCCCTGCGGAGCGCAAGAAGTGGTCCGTCTACGTCCCCTATACGGTGGAGGAGGATGAGGACGGCAACCCGACCGGCCGCGTGATCTTCCACTACAAGCAGAACGCCATCATCCGCGTGGAGGGCGTTGCGAAGCCCATCAAGATTGCGATCTTCAACGCGGCGGATGAGCCCAAAGAAATCCCCGTGTGGTCCGGCGACACCATCCGCGTGATGGCCAAGACGCGCAACATCAAGCTGGCCTCACAGAAGAAGGCTGGCGTCCGCCTCGACTTCTTGAAGGTGCAGGTCCTCAAGAAGGCCGACCGTGACGCGGCCCAGGGCGGGTTCGGTTCGGTGGAGGGCGGCTACATGGGCGAAGAGGCGGACAGCTTCAGTGCACAGAACGAGGCCCCTGCGGACACCAGCGGCGACTACTGACACCGCCCTCCCCCACCCCTCTCCCACCCCTGTAGCCCGCTGGAGTTCCCACCATGGCCAAGCTCAACATCGTCCTCACGGATTTGGTCTACAACCTGCCGTACCTCGCCGCCGAAGTGCTCGAAGGTGAGACCAAGGACGTGGCCTCCGCATCGGCCGACACCTTCTTCACGAACATCCTCACTCCCTCAGGCGGGCCGAGCCTGATGACGGTCTCGCCTGCCGAGGATATGTTCATCTCGATTGCCACCTCCCCCGACGCCTCCGTGGATGACAAGCGCCGGCTGGTGTTCGGCGGCGACTCCCAGACCTTCCTCGTCTCGGGCGGCAAGACCGTCTCGGCCCGCCTCTCCACCTAGTCCATGGCAGTCTCACGCGACACGTGGAAACCGGGGGGCCATTGGGCCTCCCGCGTCTCCAAGCCCGAACACGTCGGGCTCAAGCATGGCTTCCGGTCTGGCCTTGAGGGCCTCAATGCGAAACACCTTGAGGGGCACGGCTTTGCGGTCCTCTATGAGGTGCGCAAGGTCAAATACGAGGTCCCCCAGTCTGCGCACACCTACTCGGTGGACTTCGAGCTTCCCAACGGCATCCTCATCGAGACCAAGGGCAAGCTGGAGCTGAAGGACCGCGCCAAGCATCTCCTCATCCAGGCCCAGTACCCCGACCTGGACATCCGCTTCGTCTTCCAGCGGCCCTCCGACCCCATCTATAAGGGCTCCCGCACGAACTACGGCCAGTGGGCCGATAAGCACGGCTTCCGGTGGGCCACCAAGCTCATCCCCGTTGAGTGGATGATGGAGGCGGGGCCGTCGAAGAAGCCCGACGAGGTGCTGGCGCTGGGGCCGTATGGGTTCGCGAAGGTGGCCTCTGCGTGATCCCCTACCGCAAGCGCACCAAGACCAACCTCATCATCATCCACGACTCCCACACGTCGGACGAGGTGGTGGATGGGGAGACCTACCTCCGCCACAAGGGGCGCCAGATGGGCCTCCTGGATATCGGCTACCACCTCCTCATCGAGCGGGATGGCTCCATCATCGTCTGCCGCCACGGCGAGGCCGTTGGGTCCCACACCCCCGGCTACAATGACGAGAGTATCGGCGTGTGCCTCCTCGGCGGGGCAGGCCCCGATGGGACCCCGAAGGACAACTTCACGCCCATCCAGCGCGAGGTCCTCAAGTGGACCGTGGAGTGGCTCTGGACGAAGTGGCCTCTGGCCGCCGTCACGGGCCACACGGAACTCGCACGGTTCCGCAAGCGCAAGCTCAAGTGCCCGACCCTCGATATGCGGGCGCTTCGGGCATCCCTCACCCAACCCTCAAGCTGAACTTGGAGAACCCATGGACCTCATTCTGAACGCCTTCGTTATGGGGCTGGCGGGTGTAGCGGCCATCGTGCCCTTCCTCATCCTCCTCTTCCTCCTCTTCTTACTCGCCGTCGTTATCACCGAGGTGGTGGATCTGTGAGCACCTTCAACACCCCCAAGCTCTCGCCCCAGACCTCCCTCGTGCTGGACTACCTGAAGACCGGCCGGAAGCTCACCAATCTGGTGGCCCTCACGAACCTCGCCGTGGGCTCGCTCTCGACCCGCATCGCGGAGCTGCGCAAGGCGGGCTTCGAGATCAACGACACGTGGGGCGAGGACCACTTCGAGCGGCGCTACAAGCAATATTGGATGGAGAAGGAGGTGGAGGCGTGAACCACCCCGTCCTCATCCCCATCATCCCCATCCTCGGGCTCATGTTCGTGGCGTTCAAGCTCTCGGGGACCGTCACGTGGCCCTGGGTCTGGGTGCTCGCCCCCTTCTGGGCGCCCCTCGTCCTCGGCCTCCTGATCGTGGGCCTCGTGTTCCTCTTCATCGGGGCTGCGAATTGGGCCTCCCGCCGCAGATGAGGGTGGTCAACTTCTTCGGGGGGCCATCCGCTGGCAAGTCCACGACCGCCGCCGGTCTCTTCTTCCTCATGAAGAGCCGGGGCCTGAAGGTGGAGCTGGTGACGGAATACGCCAAGGACCTCACGTATGACGGGGCGGATGCCCGCATGCGGAACCAGCTTTACATCCTCGCCAAGCAGGACCAGCGCCTCCGCCGCCTGGAGGGCCACGTAGACTTCGCGGTGACAGACTCCCCGCTCCTCCTCTCGCTCGCCTACGCCACCGGGCCGTTCGCCCGTGCGTGGTTCGCGGAGACGGTGCTGGGGGTGGTGGGGACCTACAAGAACTTCAACGTGGAGGTTCTGCGGACCAAGCCCTACCAGACCTACGGACGCTCCCAGACCGAGCGGCAGGCGCGGAGCCTCGACAGGACCATCTCCAACATCCTCACCTACCGAAGCTCCGCTCCGGTCATGCAGGTCTATGGGACCGAGGACGCCCCAGCCACCATCCTGGATAAGCTCCTCCAAGCGAGTTAGTACCATCACCGCCAAAGAGTACCCCGAGGGGCACGACCGTGTGCTCCACAAGGGGGCATGCCCGAAGTGTGGGTCCCGCGACAACCTCGTGACCTATGCCGATGGGCATGCCTCCTGTTTCTCCCCGAGCTGCGACTACTTCCTGAAGTCCAGCGAGGGGGACACCACCCCCGCCAAGTCCTCCAAAGGCGGGTTCCGATCCTACGACACCTCACGCCTCCTCAACGCCGCCGACCGCACGGATGCGTGGGAGGAGCTGAAGACCCGCCGCATCAAGAGCGACACCCTGCGGCGCTACGGGTACTTCAAGGGGAACTTCAAGGCCCGTGACGGCACCCCTCAGGGGGTCCAGGTGGCCCCCTACTTCGACCAGTCGGGGAACCTTGCGGCCCAGAAGCTGCGCTTCCCCGAGAAGGACTTCACGGTCCTCAAGGCGGAAGGCGCCCCGTCTCTCTCCGAGTGCCAGCTCTTCGGACAGAACGTCTACGGCGACAAGTTCGACCGTCGCGTGGTCATCACCGAGGGGGAGCTTGACGCCCTCTCCGTGGCCCAGGCGCTGGACTTCAAGGTGGCCGTTGTGTCCCTCAACGTGGGGGCCGAGGCCGAGAAGTGCGTCAAGGCCAACTGGAGGTGGCTGGAGCGGTTCGCGGAGATTGTCCTCTGGTTCGATGATGACGAGCCGGGACGGGCCGCCTCCGAGGCAGTCGCCAAGCTCTTTGCCGTGGGCAAGGTCCGCATCGTCAAGTCCACGGGCGTCAAGGATGCCTCGGATTTGCTTCAGGCCAACCGCCCTGGGGACATCGCAGCGGCCATCTATGCGGCGACCAAGTGGTCTCCTGCCGGCATCGTCAATGCGGCCGACTGCTTCGAGGACTTCGCAGAGGAGAACGAACAGGCCGCATGGAGCTATCCGTGGGAGGGGCTCCAGACCTACACGGCGGGGATGAGGGAGGGTGAGGTCACATACCACGTGGCGGGCACCGGCATCGGCAAGACCACCATCCTCTGCGAGCTGGTGAACCACCTCCTGAAGGGGCAGGAACCAGACCCCTCCGGGGAGCCCATCAAGATTGGCGTGCTGGCCTTCGAGAGCCTCCGCCGCGACATCCAGCTCTCCCTCCTCTCTGTCCATGCGGGCTCCCGTCTGGACCTCCACCCGATCCCCAGGGAGGAGCTGCGGGGCCTCCACACCGAGTTCTTCGGCTCACGCCGCATCGAGTTGTTCGACGCCGAGACGGCCGAGTGGACCATCGACGCGATCCTCTCATACATCCGCTACATGGCCGCCGCCCTGGGGTGCAAGATACTCCTCGTGGACCCCCTCTCGTTCATCATTGCGGGCTTGTCCCTCAGCCAAGATGAGCGCCGCACCCTCGATAGCGTCTCTATGACGCTCGCCAAGATGGCCAAGGAGCTGGGGGTCCACCTCCACATCACCCACCATCTGAAGCGATCCGATGGGATTGCCCATGAGGAGGGCGGGGAGATCAGCCTCAACGAAATCCGAGGGTCTGGCGGCATCGCCAACTTCGCCTCCGCCGTCATCGGCTGGGAGCGCGACCAGCAGGGCGACCGTCCCGACCTCCTCCGCGCCCGCCTCCTGAAGTGCCGCAAGACGGGCAAGACGGGGGTGGCCCAGATGCTCTCCTACAACGACAAGACCGGCCGCTACCACCCGACGACGGACCCATGGCCTGAGAAGAAGGCCAAGGCGCGGGGTGGTTTCTCCCAAGACCACGGAAACGACTACTAAGATGAACGACGAAGAGCAGACGCTCTCCATCCGCCTTTCTCTTTCGCTGGCCTTCGCCCGCATGATGGAGAAGGCGTTCGATGCCCTCCTCTACCACGGCATCAACTACCGCTCGCTCCCCGAGTACCAGAACATGACGGCCCTGGATGACGCCCAGAAGCTCCCGCTCAAGGAGGGCCGCCGCATCATCATGGAGTGGCTGGCCCGCATGGAGAGCAGCATCTCCGCCGCCATCCGCCGCAAGGGCTTCAGGAAGGTTTGACCCCATGACCTACGAGGACATCTTAGAGATCGTCTCCCAGATCACCTACAAGCCGGGATGGTCCCTCCTCGTAGGCCGTGACGGAGACCGCCCGTTTCTTCAGGTGGCGGTTGATGCGACTTCCGACGCCTCGCTGGACAGTCACAGCCGGGACGGCTCCCGCGTCCCCTGGAAGTCCGGCAAGCGGCACCTGTCCCTGCATATGTGCCGGCAGGAGGTGGTGGGAGCCGCCTTCGCCCTCCTCAAGGATGCGGAGCTGCACGAGACCCACGAGTGGTTCCGCTACCGGGGCGCCAGCATCTTCAACCCTCACCTCGACCCCGACGTGCTCGTGAAGGTGGCCCGCAAGGCATCCTCCTACGTCACCAGGGAGAACGCCATGAGCATGGAGGAGGCGGGGCAACCCGTCCCAAAGGACCAGGTGGTTCCCCTGCTTTGTGCGGTCATCAAGGCCCAGCAGATCAAACTTCAGGAGAAGCCATAATGGCATCCACCCTCCACCCCACCCTCTACACCCTCGACAGCAAGGGGAAGGTCCGCACGTGGGCTATGGAGCGCGACGGCAACCGCTATCGCACCATCTCGGGCCTTGAAGACGGCGCTAAGACACCTTCAGGCTGGACCACCACCAGCCCCAAGAATACGGGCCGTGCCAACGAGACCACGCCCGAGCGGCAGGCCGAGCTTGAAGTCCAGGCGGAGTACCGCAAGAAGCTGGACCGGAAGTATCACGAAGACCGCGCCACGGTGGGCGGGGCGAAGTTCTTTGCGCCGATGCTCGCGGAGACCTTCAAGGGGTGGGGCAAGCTGGCGGATACTGCGGGCGTAAGCTCCCAGCCCAAACTCGACGGCATCCGCTGCATTGCCACGCGGGAGGGCCTCTTCACGCGGCAAGGGAAACGCATCGTCTCCTGCCCACATATCGAAGAGGCGCTTCATGGTCTCTTCGCGGCAACGCCTCACGTGGTCCTGGATGGGGAGCTGTACAACCACGCCCTGCGCGAGGACTTCAACACCATCGCCTCCCTCGTCCGCCAGACTAAGCCCACGGCTGAAGACCTCACGAAGTCGGCGGCGATGGTCCAGTACCACGTCTACGACATGCCGGTCACGGACAGCATCCGCGCCGTCCGCTTCGATGATCGCTTCAACCGGCTGTGCGTGTGCCTGCCCCACCCCCAACCGTGTGTGGTGCTCGTCTTCCCCGTTCCAGCCACCCAGTCGTTCCTAGATGCGGACCTCGCGGCCTTCCTGGCAGCCGGCTATGAGGGCCAGATGGTCCGCCTTAATGCCCCCTACGAGGCCGGCAAGCGGTCCAAGAGCCTCCTGAAGCGCAAGGAGTTCCAGGACGCCGAGTTCCCTGTGGTCCGCCTTGAAGAAGGCAACGGCAACTGGGCGGGATACGCCAAGCGGGCCGTCCTCCGCCTCCCCGATGGGCGGGAGTTCGGGGCAGGCATCAAGGGTTCGCAGGAGTTCACCAAGGGCCTCCTCGCCAAGCCCAGCCCGAAGACCGCCACCATCCGCTACTTCGCGCTCACGCCAGACGGCATCCCCCGGTTCCCCGTGGCCGTGGCCTTCTTCGAGGGCGAGCGGGACATCTGATGACCCACCCCACCAAGGTCCGCCTCTTCATCGCGGGCCTCTTCCTGTTCGGCATGATCCAGGCCCTCGCCGGCTGTGCCCCCTCCACCCCCGATCCCAACCTCTGGAAGGGCGTCAAGTACGTCCTTGAGAAAGCCGAGAAGAACCAATGACCGAGAAGCCCCTGACACTCGCCGCCGCGATCAAGGAGGCGGAGGAGACACAGATCGCCTGTAACCTCGCCAATCTGGCGGGCCTCTACGCCTCATACGGAAGGAGGCTGGAGCGCCTCTCCGAGGAAAGGCAGCGCCTTTGGGACCTCCGCGCCGAGATCGAGGCCCTAAAGACCAGAGCACCCTCCAGTATCACTGAGGGAGAGGTCACGGCCCTCTGTAAGAAGGCGTGGTGTTGATGACCGCGAAGCCCACCATCGAGACAATGCTCGCCGTTTGGCTGGAGGATTATGAGGAGGGGGAGTGGGCGCCTGTTGAGGACGTGACGAAAGGAACGTGGCGGCACGGCTCCACGCATTCTTTCATCGCCTGCCGGCTCTCTGATGGGACCAACTGGCGTGTGCGCTACCGTGACAACCCCAGCGGGGACTACAACGACTTCCGCGACGGGGACCTGAGTGACAGTGACGTGGTGCAGGTCTGGCCCCAGCAGATCACCACCATCACCTACACCACGACGGAACCGCCCAAGACATGACGCAAGCCCCCTCTGGCGTTGGGCGCACGTGCGTCTTCGACGTTGAGGGGAACGGCCTTCTCCACCAAGTCACCAAGCTCCACTGCATCGTCGCAATCGACGTGACGACACGGGAAGTCTTCTCGTGGCGTCCGTGGGAGCTGGAAGCCGGCCTTAAGTTCCTCTCAGAGTGTGACCGTCTCATCGGCCACAATATTATCGACTACGACTTCAGGGCCATCGAGAAGCTCTATCCGGGGTGGAAGCGCCCCGCCAAGGCCCACGACACCCTCATCCTCGCCAAGCTCATCTGGCCCTACGACACCCTCATCGGGCGGGACATGAAGCTGGTGGCCCAGGGCATCCTCCCCGCACGCCTCCTAAAGTCCCACTCGCTGAAGGCTTGGGGTTTCCGCCTTGGGAACCTTAAGGCCGACTATGCGGGTGGGTGGGATGTGTGGTCGGAGGAGATGCACGCCTACATGATCCAGGATGGACACACCAACCTGGACCTCTATCTCCTCTGCCTCCGCCGCCTCGGGTGGCTGGACCCCAAGCCCGGCGAGTATGGTGTGGCCCGAACTCCCCGTGGAGATCGAGCACGAAGCCTCCGTCATCATCCGCGAACAGGAGGCGGTGGGCATAGGGTTTGACCGCGAGGGGGCCGTTAAGCTCGCCCAGCAGCTCATGAACGAGCGGGCACGGCTGGAAGACCTCCTCGTCCAGCACTTCGGCTCGTGGTGGGCACCCCTTGACGACCCCCTTGTGGGCAAGCGCCCCGCCAAGGCCATGTCGCGCAAGCTGCCCCAGTTCCCCGACGTGACAATTCCGCGGTTCGGGGCCAACGGCAAACCCCTGAAGCCCTACGTGGGACCCCCGAAGGAGTACTTCGACCCGGAAGCCCCCTTCGTGCGGATTGAGCGCGTCACCTTCTCCCCCTCCTCCCGCGACCACCTCGGGCAGCGGCTGGTGGCGGCCTACGGCTGGAAGCCGACCGTGTTCGGCGCCAACGGGAAACCCACGGTGGACGAAGGGACCCTCAAGGCCATCCCTGAGGACGTGCTCCCGCCCGACCTGCGCAAGCTCCTCCTCGACTTCTTCGTGGTCAACAAGACGCTGGGCCAGCTCGCGTCTGGCAACAAGTCGTGGCTCAAGGCCCTCGGGGATGACAACCGCATCCACGGCCAGATGGATACCTGCGGCGCCGTGACGGGACGCGGGACCCACCGTGAGCCCAACCTCGGGCAAGTGCCGGCAGTCTCCAAGAACAAGGCCAAGGAAATCCTCTACGGGATCGAAGGGGGCTTTGGCTACGAGTCCCGCTCCCTCTTCCGCGCCTTGTTTGGGCGGGAGATGACGGGGACGGATGCGTCCTCCCTGGAGCTGATCTGCCTCGGCCACTATCTGCACCCTCACGATGGTGGGTCTTTCTCGGAGCGCGTCTGCGATCCCACCAGAGACCCCCACCAGGAGCACTCCCAGATCACCGGGGAGACCCGCGAAGACACCAAGACGGCCACCTACGCCTCGATCTATGGGGCGGGGGCGGCGAAGGTGGGCGAGGGCCTCGGCCTCACAGATGAGGAAATCCCCGAGCTTCTGGCCTACGGCCCGCTCAAGGGGGTCCTCGCGTGGAAGAAGCGCGTGGAGGGCGATGCCTATGTGGAGCCCGACGACCGTGCCAAGGCGCGGATCGCCAAGGGCCACCGCGTCATCAAGGCTTTCGAGAACGGCATCCCCGGCTGGAAGGACCTCAAGGACGGCATCACGGAAGTCGCCAAGGAACGCGGGTGGCTCAAGGGCCTCGACGGGCGGAAGCTCTATGTCCGCAAGCCCCATGCCGCCCTCAACACAGCCCTCCAGGGGGCCGGCGCGATCATCTGCAAGCTGTGGATGATCCTCGTGCACCGCAAGCTCAAGGAGGCGGGCCTCGGCGCCCTCCCCCTCCAGTACGTCGCCCAGGTCGTGTGGGTCCATGACGAACTTCAATTCGAACATGCCCCCGGCCTCGGAGACACCATTGGTCAAATCAGCAAGCAAGCCATCCGTGAAGCCGGCGAAATCCTCGGTCTCCGAGGGGTCCTCCGCGCCGACTTCAAGACTGGCACGACGTGGGCGCACACCCACTAGCGGACCCACCTTGACGGCCTCCAGGGCCGCCGCAGGGGTGGGCTACTTCGGGGACATCCCCAACGGGGTCTGGGAGGCTCTCGCCCACGCCTGGGAGCATCCCTTCTCCGTCGCCTCCAACTTCGCCCGAGAGAACTCCGTGGAGGTCGCCTTCGCGGCGTCCATGGGGTGGCTCTCAACAATCAGCCCGACAGGCCGCGCCTATACGCGCCTCTGGCACCTCACAGCCGAGGGCGAAATCTCGCTCCGCAACAGGGAAACCCGATGACGCTCATGCTCATCTTCAGCATCTTCTTCCTCCTCTCCTCCATCTCCGTCATGGGCTTGCTCCTGGAGGAGGACCTCCTGGACGGCACCGGGACCCCGACGTGGGCCGGCAAGGCCGCCGCAGTCCTCTCCCTTCCGGCCTTCTTCGTGGTCGGCACGGTGGCCTACGTGATGGACACGACCATGGAGGAGACCCTCCGCGCAGTCTATGCCAACATCTGGGGTGCCCTCTCCAAGATTATCTTCTGGAAACCCACCTCCTGATGGGCACATTCATCCTGGGCTGTATTGTCGCCTGGGCGGTCTATGCCTTCTCCTCCTACCTGTGGATCGGCCTATGTCTTCTGATGCTGCAACCTCCGAAGAGGTAACGCTCCTCATTGACGGGGATGTGGTCGCCTTCCGCGCCGCCGCCGCCGTGCAGAAGGCCGAGGAGGACGGCTTCGGCTACATCCGCCCCTTCGCCAATGTGGTGGAGGGGGAGGCGGCGGTCATGAACACCATCCTCGGCCTCCAGGTGGGCCTTGGCGCCACCCATGTGCGCGTCATCCTCTCCGATCCCCACGCCAACTGGCGCCTTCAGATCACGCCCACCTACAAGGGCAACCGCGAGGACACCGTGCGGCCCCTCCTTCTGGGGCGGCTCAAGGACTACCTCCGCACCGAGCTTGGCGCCGTCTGGTGGCCGGGCCTGGAGGCGGACGACACCCTCTCCATCCTCGCCACCGAACCCCAATCCTACCCCGGCAAGCGCATCGTTGTGGGCCGCGACAAGGACTTCAAGTCCATCCCCGGCCTCCACCACACGATAGGCGACAAGACGGGCTCTGGGGCCATGCGTGTCTTTGAGGTCTCCCCGTGGGAGGCCGACCGCTTCCACCTCATCCAGACCCTCGCAGGGGACCGGGTGGATGGCTACGCGGGGTGCGCTGGGCTGGGGATGGAGAGGGCGGCCCGCATCATCGACGCCCCCCAGGTCCTGCGGCCCGAGCGGGGTCTCATCACCCGAGGCCCCCGCAAAGGACAGGCCACGACCAAGTGGGTGGGGGAGGACACGACGGACCTCTGGGCCTGTGTCGTCTCGCACTATCTCAAGGCCGGCATGACGGAAGCTGATGCGCTCCTCACCGCCCGCCTCGCCAACATCCTGCGGCACGACCAGTACGACCGCGCAACCGAGACCATCACGCTTTGGACCCCCGACCGACTTCTGACCCCGTGACCCCCTCCAGCGCCGTGGTGATGCCCTCCCACTACGCCCGCTTCCCCATCGAGCCCATCCGCTTCATCGAAGAGAACCGCCTCTCCCCCCTCCAGGGGAAGGTGGTGAAGTACGTGGTGCGGTACGACGCCAAGAATGGGCTGGAGGACCTCCTGAAGGCCAAGCGTTGCCTGGAGCTACTGATCCGCAAGGTGGAGGGGCATCTCCGCTGGTGGACCACCGAGACTGGTGAGGTCCGCAATGGCACCGATTGATTGGCCCGAAGTCCCCGAAGACCTCGTGGCCTACCTGGAGGCCGCCTTCCCGCCCCGCTGCAAGAAGCCCTCCGAGAGCCTTGAGGAGCACGTCCGATACGCGGGGTGCGTCGAACTCGTGGAGATCCTCCGCGCCCGCGCAGAGATGGGCCGCGTGGGTGCCGACGATGGAGACCTTGACGACTTCACCGAGGCCCAGCTCGCGGGCTTCCGCGACGAGATGCTCTAGGAGACCCCGCCGATGTGTTTCGGAGGAGGGAGCCAGCCCCAGGACCCGACCAACCCCGCCCCCTACACGCTGGAGAATGCCCACACGGCAGTCGTGAAGACGACCCGCCCGAGGACCCAGCAGGAACTCGCCGCTTCCGCCAAGGAAGACGCGAAAGGGACCGTCAAGAACCCCACCGCCCCCTCCGTTGTCGGCGGGGCGGGCACCAACTTCGCGATGTAGCCCATGTGCTTCCCAAAGCCCAAAACCACCACCACCCCCGCACCGGCACCAGCTCCTGCCGCCCCCGAGCCCATCCCCGAAGAGACCATGGTGGGGGCGCGGCGCAAGAAGGAGGAGGAGAGCACCTTCGGTATCGGGGGTCCCAACTTCCGCGTTGACCGCACCATCGCCCAGTCTGGCGCGACGGCCGGGGGTACTGGCCTGAAGATGTGATGCAGCAGGACCGCGTGAAGTTCTCCCTCGGCGCCGAGTCTGCCGAGGACATTTACCGCCGCCAATGCGGCCCCCGCACCTCCGTTGTCGATACCGCCCGGAAGATGGCGGAGATCACCATCCCCTCCGAGTTCCCCCCGGAGGGCTACGAGACCGGCGACAAGATCGGCTCCAATAACCAGAGCATCGGGGCGTGGTGCGTCAACACCCTCTCCTCCGCCCTGATGTTCATGGCGTTCCCTCCCGGCCGCCCGATGCTCCGCTTCAAGCCCATCGAGCACAAACTCCGGGACGAGATCGCCCAGGACCCGCAGCTTTGGTCCAAGATCACGCTGGCGCTGGCCCGCAAGGAGCTGGAGCACCGGCAGCGGGCCGAGACCACGCCGCTGCGCTCCGCCTACACGGGCTTCCTGAACCAGCTCCTCGTGGCCGGCAACTGTTGCTGGCACCACACCGAACTCTCGGACCCCATCTATCACCGCATGGACTCCTATGTGGTCATCCGCGACTCCAAGGGCCGACCCCTCCTCACCATCGTGAAGGAGACGGTCTCGGTCCAAGGGCTGGACGAGGACCACAAGGAAGTCGTGCGGCGTGCCCATGGCGACAAGCTCAAGGACAAGCCCGAGTGGGAACAGACGGCAGACATTTATACGGTCTGCAAGCTCTCCACTGAGGGTGACGAGAAGGTCTGGCTCTATTGGCAGGAGTGCGAGGGCGAAATCCTCCCCGGCACCGAGCTTGAAGCCGACTTCGAGAACCCCCCTTTGTATCCCGCTTGGCTCATCCCCGTGTTCGGCAAGAATTGGGGGCGGAGCTACTGCGAACAGTATCGCGGGGACCTCCATCTGGTGGAGGCGGGGTCTTCCGCCCTCAATGATGGGGCCGCCCTGGCCGCCTTGACGCTTCTCTTCGTCAAGCCCGGCTCTCGGACAAGCCTGAAGTCGATCAAGACGGCCGAGAACCTTGCGGTCCTCTCAGGGAGCGCCGAGGACATCACGGCCTTCCGCCTCGACAAGAATGCCGACTTCACCTTCGTCTCCAATCACCTTTCGGAGGCCGTCAAGCGGCTCTCCCGCGCCTTCCTCCTCCAGACCGCCGTGGTGCGGGATGCCGAGCGGGTGACGCGCGAGGAGGTGGCCCGCGTGGGTGCCGAGCTGGATAAGGCCATGGGCGGCCTCTACTCCCAGCTTGCCCAGAGCGGCCAGCGCCACGTGGTCCTGCGCTTCGTGCGCCTCCACGAAGAAGAGGATGGCGAGCTGCCTGAAGTCCCCGAGGGCGTCATCCGCACCTCTGTGGTGACGGGGATCGATGCCCTGGGCGCCACGACCGAGGAAGAAGCCCTCGTGACCCTCGGCAGCACCATCAACGGCATCTTCGGCCCGCAGGCCGCCGCCAAGATCATGGACGTGAGCGACTTCACCCGCCGCCTCGCCGCCGAGAAGGGCATCCAGCCCGAAGGTCTCATCAAGTCCGCCGAAGCCCTCGCCGAGGAGGACGCTGCGGCCCAGCAAGCCCTCCAGCAGCAGACCCTCCTTGAGAAGGCCGCAGGACCCGCCGCAGGGCAGGCCATGCGCATGCTCGGGGACAATTCCAACCCAGCCTCCCAGCCTGACGCTGGGCAGTAACACGGAGCCACCATGTCTGGACAAGCACCGACGACCACCGCCGAAGCCGGCACGACCCGCAAGGCCCCCGCGCAGGGCGTTGAAACCGGCGTGAGCCGAAACGCCTCCACCTCCCTGGAGATGGGCGGATCGGCGGTTACGACCCCCGACGAAGCCTTCTCCGCCGAGGTGGGCGGTCCCACCCCCAGCCGCACCGCGAAGGCATCCGAGGAGCGCGACCAGAAGACCGTCGCGGACCCCGATGGGGACGAGGACGCGGGCGATGCCACCTCCGACGATACGGCCTCCGATGAGGGGGATGCCCCCGCCGCCGACCTTGGGGACTACGACCCGGCCGCCCCCGAGGCGTTCGATGCCGCCTACTTCACGGCGGACGGGGAGCTGAATGCCGAGCGCCTCGGCTCCGAGTTCTGGGGCAACGCGGCCAAGGGCGTGGATGGGCTCAACGAGGCCACCTACGACTACCTCAAGGACCGCCTCGGGCTCTCCAAGGAGTACGTCAAGAGCATCGAGGCGGGCCAGAAGGCCCTCCGCGAGGCCGGCGAAGCCACCCTCTACGCGCAGGCGGGCGGCAAGGAGCGGCTCGATGCTGCCATCGCCTGGGGCAAGGACGGAGGCTACACGGAGGCCCAGCGGGCACGCTTCACGGCGGCCATGCAGTCTGGCGACAAGGATGCCCAGGCGGAGGCCATTGACGCCCTGATGGCCCGCTACGAGCGCACGACGGGGGACCAGCCCAAGCGGACCCCTGGGCGTCCCGGCCGGCGTCCCTCCACCCCCGCGCGTTCGGCCACCGCTGGCGCTGCCGCGCAGGGTGGACCCGCAGGCTACGCCTCCTACGAGGACTACCAGCGCGAGTTCCGCCCGGCCCGCAAGGCGAACGACGCGGCCAAGCTGGCGGAAATCCGCCGCAAGCTCCGCGCCTCCTCGTGGCACAGCAAGGAGGGATAGGCGGCGGTGTTCAGCATCATCACCGGCCTCCTCACCTTCGTGGGCAAGGAGGTCTCCGCGTGGAGTGAGCGCCGAGACAAGCTCAAGGCCGCAGAGCTTGACGTACAGCTCGCCGAGGCCAAGTCGCGGGCCGAGCTGGCCGTCTACAAGCTCAAGAGCGACATCGAGTGGGACCTGAAGTGGGCCGATGCGTCCGCCCGCTCGTGGAAGCCCGAGTTCATCCTCATCCTGTGGTCCCTGCCGACCGTGTGCCTCTTCATCCCAGGCTTGCGCGGCTACGTCGTGGACGGCTTCGAATACCTCAAACTGTTCCACCCCGACATCCCGACCTTCTTCATGGCCGGCTGGGGGATCATCTTCGCGGCAACCTTCGGAATGAAGCAAGCGATTAGCTTCATGCTCCCCGGCAAGGTCGCGAAGATTGCCGAAGTCTTCTCCAAGCTGCCGGATGATATCCCGCAAGCTGCGGTGGAGCGAGCGCAGGCGGCCATCCGACCCTAGGGCGGCCTCCACCAACCACCTCACCACCCCAATCAACGACCCCAACGGAAACCTCAATGTCTGTTTATACCGACGCACGCTCTCAGCCCGGCCGCAAGCTCAACACTGGCACCGACGACCGCGAACTCTTCATGGTGGAGTTCGGCGAGATGGTCCTCGAAGCCTGGGAGGAGGGCGTCCAGTACGAAGACCTCACCTTCAAGAAGACCATCCAGTCCGGCAAGGCGGATGCCTTCCCGATCATCGGCCGCAAGCGCGAAGCCTCCGAGCACTCCCCCGGCGAGATCATCCTCGGCGGCACCGTGGAGCACAACGAGGTCCAGGTGGCCCTCGACAAGATGCTGGTGGACTCCGCGTTCATCGCCGAGGTGGACGAACTCATGTCCAACTACGAGTTGTCCGGCCCCTACGCCCGCCAGCTCGCGGAGAGCATCGCCACCACCTACGACCGCCGCATCGCCACCCTCCACATCAAGGCGAGCCGCGTGACTGCCGGCGCCCGTACACGGGCGGCCCTGTGCCGAGCTACTACTTCCACGCCAACGCGAAGACCGATGCGTCCAAGCTGGAAGAAGCGGCCTTCCAGGCGGTGGCCTACATCAAGGAGCGTGACATCGGCGGTGGCCCCCTCTCCTACCGCCTGCCGCATGCCCAGGTCCTCCTCCTCGCCCGCTACAGCGGTATCGAAGGTGGCCCCGTGACCACCGGCTCTGGCAACCGCGCGAGTGGGACCGTGGGCCAGATCGCCGGCATTGCGGTGAAGGGCGTGAACCACATCCCGAACACCAACGTGACCACCGGCAACGTCAAGTTCCAGGGCAACTTCACCACCACCGTGGGCCACATCGGCAACGAGATGGCGGTGGCGACCCTCAATCGGCGCGGCCTGAAGGTTGTCATGAAGGAACAGGACGACCGCCTGGGCACCCTTCTGATCGCCTCCAAGTTCTGCGGCCACGGCATCCTGCGGCCGGAGTGCTCCTTCGAAGTGGCCACCGCCACCCGCTGATCGGCGGCGACTGAAGACTTCGCGTATCGGCTCCCTTCCCTCGTGGAGGGGAGCCACTTTCGAACCAGAGAACGAGTATGTCCGCTACCACCGAACCCATGACGGAACTTGACGCCGTCAACACGCTCCTCCGCGCTATCGGACAGGTCGGCGTCTCCTCCCTCCTCCCGGCCGCATCCAACGCCTCCGTGGATACTGCGCTGCGTGAGCTGCGGTCCACGTCCCGAGACGTGCAGAAGCGTGGCTGGCACTTCAACACCCTGATTGGCTTCCCCCTCTCGCGGTCCCCGGCTGGGCATATCGAACTCCCGCTCAACACCCTGAGGGTGGACACCGTGATCGGCATGAACAAGACCGACGTGGCGCAGCGGGGGCGCAAGCTCTACGACCGTGTGAACCACACGTTGGTCTTCCAGGAGGACCTCAAGGTTGACCTTGTGGAGGCCCTTGAGTGGGAAGACCGTCCCGGTTGGCGCCCAGTGGTACACTCACGGTCAAGGCGGCCCGCCGCTTCGCCACCTCCTCCCTCGCCTCCGACACCGCCTTCCGCTTCACCACCGATCGACGAGAAGCCAGGCGCTACGTCGATCTGGAACAGGAGGACGCGGAGAACGACGACCGCACAATGGCCCAGGCCAGCCCCCACATTGCCCGCATGCGGCGGAAGTGAGCCATGTCGCTCCTTTCCCAGCCCGTCCCCAATCTCATCCAGGGTGTCTCCCAGCAGGCCCCCCAGCAGCGCCGCGACTCCCAGTGCGAGACCCAGTTCGACTGTGTGAACTCGCCCGTGGATGGGTGCATCCCTCGCCCCGGCTTTGACCTCACGAAGTTCCTGCCGGGCGTGAACTTCACCAACTGCTTTGCCTACGACATCTTCAGGGACTTCAACGAGCACTACCTCGTGGTGGTCTCGGCGGGGGCCATCCGCGTGTTCGATCTGGCGGACGGCACCGAGTGCACCGTCTCAACCCCCCATGGGCTGGGCTATCTGGCGACCGCTGGAGCCCCTCGCGATGTGTTCCTGGCGACGACGGTGGAGGATTACACCTTCATCCTCAACCGTGAGGTCGCCCCCGCAATGGGGAGCGCAACGGCCCCGTCCCGCCCCTCTGAGGCCCTCCTCAGTTTCCGCGCTGGGGCCTATGCCACCACCTACAAGGTGAACGTGGGCTTCGGCAGTACCAACTACACGTACAGCTACACCACCCCCGACAACTCGGTGGCCGGCAATGCCCAGTACATCGCCACCAACCGCCTCGCGGACACCATGTTTACCGCAATGGCTCCTCTGGATGCTCTCGGCTTTACGCGGGCGCTAGTCGGCAATGTGATCTATCTGGCGCGTACGGATGGGGCCAACTTCGCGGTGGAGGCCCAGGACGGCGTGGGCGGGACCCACTTCAAGGCCGCCAAGGCCACCGTCCAGAGCTTCTCTGACCTGCCGAAGGCGGGGGTGGATGGCTTCACGATCCGGGTGCGGGGGGACTCCAAGACCAGCGCCGACGACTACTTCGTCCGCTTCAACGGTCAGGGCGAGGGCGGCGGGTACTGGGAAGAGACAATCGCCCCCTCCACCCCCATTTCGCTCAACCCCGTGACGATGCCCCACCAGCTCGTCAATACGGGCTACCGCACCTTCTCCTTCCAGCGTGCCCCGTGGGGCGCCCGCGTGGCGGGAGATACCAGCACCTCGCAGGACCCCTCCTTCGTGGGAAAGCGGATCGAGGACATCTTCTTCGATCGGAACCGCCTGGCCCTCCTCACCGAGGGGACGTGCGTGTGGAGCAAGGCGGGCAACCCCTACGTCTTCTTCCCGGATACCGTCCAGACCATCCTCGCCTCGGCCCCCGTGGACATCAAGGTGCGAGGGGGCCGCAAGCGGAACTCCGCGCCCCTGCGCATGGCCGTGCAGGCGGGCGAGGCCACCATGCTCTGGGCACAGAAAGCCCAGTTCCGAGTGACCTCGGGGGCCGACCCCTTCAAGCAGGATACCGTTGAGGCCCTGCCCGCCACCTCCTACGAGTTCGCGGAGCGGGTGGACCCGAACGCCACCGGCCAGAGCCTCTACTTTGCGACCGAGCCGGGAGCCTTCTGCCGCATCCGCGACCTGTTCATTCGCGATGGCAAGCCCCAGGACGACAGCGACGTGACGGCCCACGTGGGGCGCTACATCCCCGCTGGTGTCCGCTCCCTGTCCTCCCTGGACAGCCTCGGGCTCCTCACGGTGTTCTCCACGGGGTCTCCAAGCCGCATCTATGCGTACAACTGGCTCGTCTCCGATAACCAGCGGGTGCAGAGCGCGTGGAACACGTGGCGCCTGCCACCCTCCTCCACCATCCTGTGGACCACCGCGTTCCGCTCCTTCGTCTACGCCCTCGTGGCGCGGCCTGATGGGGTGGCCCTCCTGAAGTGTGACCTCTCGCAGGACCGCACGGACAACTACGGGCCGTACCTCACGCGGCTGGACTTCAGGACCGGGGAGTCGTCCCTCCTGGGACCCATCACGTACAACGCGGGGGCCAATACGTCGGCCCTCGTGCTCCCCCACGCCCCTGTGGAGCTTGACGCCGACCTTGGCGCCTATGTGGTGGCGGTGGGACAGAGCGGGACCAATTCCACCCGCTCCTACATTCGGGGGCAGTCCTTCCCCATCCTCTCCCGCAGCGGGAACACCATCACGGTGCAGGGGGATTGCCGGGGGCTACAGCTCTATGTGGGCTTCAGGATCAGCGCGGAGCGGACGGAGAGCGAGTTCTACCTCCGCAGCGAGAACGGCGCCCAGCCCGTGGACCGGCTTCAGGTGTCCCAGTTGGTCATCGTCCATGCGAACACCGCCTACTATAGGGCCGAGGTGGTCTATTCCAACGGAGACGTGAAGCACCACGTCTTCAACGGTAGCTATCTCGGAGACCCTGGCAACGTCACCGATCAGGTGGTCACGGCCAACGGCCAGTTCTCCATCCCCATCCTGAGCGACAACACGGGCTTCACAGTCCGGCTCATCAACGACAGCTTCCTCCCCTCCGCATGGCAGACCGCCGAATGGCGCTACCAGCCGGCGCGGCGGGCCGTCCCACCGAGGAGTGCGTGATGCGCTACACCTTAAGGCCCGCCACGTTGGAAGACGGGGTTCGGCTCCTCCAGGACGTGCGTGAGGAGGATCGGCGGGAGTGGGAAGACGCCACGGGCCTGCCGCTGGACCTCCAGCTCATGGCGGCCCTGAGTGGAAACTCCAAGGCCCTCACGGTGGCCCACGCTGGGCTCCCCTACGGCCCGCCCCTCCTCATCTGGGGCGTGGACTTCGTGAGCAAGCACCTTGGCCAAGTGTGGCTGATCGCCACCAACGCGGCCATGAAATCGGCAACCTCCCTCCACTCCATCGCACCCGAGGCCCTGTTCCTCCTGGATGCGAAGTACCCCACCACCGTGGCCTACGCGGACCCCCGCAATGCCACGCACTTGCGGTGGCTTCGCCGCATGGGGTGGCGGGAGGTGCGCACAATCCCCACCGGCCCCACGGGGCTCCCCTACATTCAATTCGAGAGGACCGCCAATGTGTCCCCCAGCACTGGCTATCGCCTCAATGGCGGTCGGCCTCGCGGGTTCGGTGGTGCAGCATCAAGCGGCGGGCGCTGACTACGAAGCCCGCAGCGAACAGTGGCGCCAGAACACAGTGAACTCCTGGGCGGCGGCCCGCGAGGAACAAGGCCAGCTCCTTCAGCGGGAGCTTCAGGAACAAGACGCCAACGCCCAGCGCCAGCACCTCAGCCTCATTGAACAGGCCGAGAAGCAATCGGAGGCGGAGGTCTCTGCGGCCTCCAGCGGTGTCTCGGGTATCTCCGTGGACAACCTCGTGGCGGACCTGGGGCGCAAGGCGGCCACCAACCGCATGGTCTCCCAGCGCAACTGGGAGATGACCGCCGAGCAACTCCGCCAAGAGAAGGAGGCGACGGTGACGCGCTCCTCCAACCGCATCAACTCCGTATCCCGCCCAACCTCTCCCAGTGGAGCCGGCCTCATCGCTGGCGCGGGGAACGCCCTCATCGGGGGTGCCCGCGAGTTTGGCTCCTCCTTCAGCATGAGCTAACCCATGGCGCGAGCCCCCACCCCCATCCATTGAAGTCAACGAGCGGCTCCCGCCCCCGTGGCGGCTCCCGTGGACGCCTATGTGCGCCCTGCGGAGCCCGCGCGGTCCAACCTGTGGCAGGTCGCGGAGGCCCTCTCGGGGCTGGACCGAAACCTCGGCCAGTTCGTGGCGGAGCGTAAAGCCCAGGCGGACGAAACCGACCGCATCCGTGGCGAGGCGGCCTTCTACCAGAAGAACGAGGCGGGCTTCGCGGAGGGGGTCCGCGAGGGCTCCATCCCGACCTTCGCCGCGCCTGCCTTCATGAATGGCTACAAGAACGCCCAGGGTGCCGTCACGGGCATGAAGCTCGCCCAGGAGTTCCAGATCGCCTACATGAATTGGCCGGGGAAGAACGGCACCGACCCTGCCGCCTACGACACCTTCCTCCAAGGGTTCATCGCGGAGAAGACCAAGGGCGTCACCGACCCGCAGGTGCTCAAGGGCATGCTCCCACACATCCGCTCCCTCTCCCAGGGGATGCAGGGGGTCTTCATGCGGGACCTCGACCGCAACATCTATGATGGGACCCTCAAGACCAACGCGGCGGGGGTCTCCCAGATCATCCAGCAGGCCGACACGGACGGCCGGGGGCGGCCCACGGGGACCGATTACGAAGGCGTCTGGGGGTCCATCCTCAAGACGCGCAGTGCGGCCTTGGCGAGTGGCCTGCGCACCGAGGACTATGACGACATCCTCGTCAAGACCATCGTGGGAGAGGCGCTGGAGAACCGCGATCCTGGCCTCCTGAAGCTCCTCGACAAGACCCTCCCCGGCACCACCTACAAGATCAGCGACACGCCAGCCGGGCGGGAGGCCAAGGAGCGGGGCATGCACCAGCTTGAGGTCCTCGGGCGCCAAGCCCTGGCGGATGACGACCGCGAGACCATCCGGCGCGACAAGGCGGCCAAGGCGGAGGCGGAGCGATCCGCCATTGACGTGATCCTCGCCAACCCCAACGGGGCCATCCCCGAGGCGATCCTCAAGGCTGGCGCCCGCTACGACCCGGACTTCAAGGTCAAGGTCATGGGGTGGCAGAAGACCATCCGCGAGAACACCGTGGTGGAGGACCCCGAGGCCCTCGCTACGCTCCACGCTGACATCTTCGCGGGTGGAGGCATGGACGCGATCAAGAAGGCCCTCACCAACGGCACGCTCCGCACGGCCGAGAGTATCAGGACGGCGACGGGATACGCCAAGTCCCTGGAAGAGGGGGGCGCTAAGGGACCTCTCAAGGGGCCTACCTTTCTGGGGGTCATGGCGGCGATCCGCGATCGAACGAGAGATGGTAAGCTGGTGAACCCGTTAGATCCCAACTCGGGCCTCTCGGACGCTGGGCTTGAGGGGCAAGTCACCTACCAGCGCCTTCTCATGGAATGGCGTGCCAAGAACCCCGATGCGTCCGAGCTGGATATCCTCAAGGCCCAGCAGGATATCGGCAAGTCTGTCCTCGATAACATCTCGGGTGGTGGGATTGACCAGCCGAAGGTCTTCCGCGAGCCGGGATCAGCCCAGCCGGCGCCAGCTCCTGCCACACAGCCGGCCGCGCCGCAGAAGTCGCAAGCCGCCCCCCAGGCATCCCCAGACTGGGCCAGCACCATCAAGGCCCTCCCCGGCGAGGATACCGCAGCGGCGGCGGGGCGTGGGCGGTGGTTGAAGACGCTCCCGCCCGACAGCCTCAAGAAGATCGAAGACGCGGCGGCGCGTCTGGGCATCACACCGGCCGAGCAGTCCCGCAATGTGTGGCAGAAGCTCCGCGACAAGCGGGCGGCGGTGGAGGGTGGGGACCAAAGCTCCGCCTATGCCGCTGCGGCCCAGGGCATTAGCGATGTGATCGGCAGCTTCATCCAGCCCGCCGAGGCCGCCGTAACCCCCACCCCCGACCAGAGGTCCCTAGGAGCCTACCGCGAGCGGGCCAAGGGGGAGGTGGTCTCCAACGGGGCAGACCTCAAGAACATCTCGCCCAAGGCGCGTTCGATGCTGGATGGCATCCTCAAGGACAACCCTGGGCCTCTGCGTGTGTCCTCGGGGTTCCGTGATGCGGGGCGTAACGCCAAGGCCGGCGGGGCTCGCCACTCCCAGCATATCGGCGGCCACGCAATCGACATCGACATCTCGGGCCTCTCCGACGAACAGAAGCGGCGCGTCCTAGCGTCTGCCATCAAGAATGGCGCGAAGGGGATCGGCATCTATCCCAGCGGGGACAGCCTCCACGTGGATGTGCGCTCCACCCCCGCCTTCTGGGGGCCGAACCCGCGCGGGGCCTACCGTGGCGCCCCCATCGCCTCCGCCCCGAGCTGGGCGCGAGGTGAACTCTCAACCCTCTTCGGCGGGAGCGGCAAGGTCGCAACCCGCTAACATTCTGGAAGTACCATGTGGAAGCTGATCCTCGACCTCTTCAAGGGGGCCGAGCCCGTTGCCGTGCCTGCGGCGCCCCCCACCCCCACCCCCACCGCAGAGCGCCAGCCGGGCGAGACCGTTGGGGCCTACACGGATCGCATCCTCTCCAGTGATGCGCGTCCCGTGGATGTGGGGGAGTTCCTCTCCGAGGCCATCAACCCCAAGCCTGTGGAGCCCCCCAAGGCACCCACCACGAGCGTGCCGTCCACCCGCCGCAGCATCAACGCGGCCGGGCTGGCACTCATCAAGTCGTGGGAGAGCTTCGTGCCCTACCCCTACGATGACCTCAAGCCATCCGTGAGGGGGGTCTACCGCGAGTGGACGGGCGGCTACCTCATGGGCACCGCCACCATTGGCTACGGCCACACGAACGCGGCGGCCCACCCCCTCAAGGTCAAGCCCGGCATCCGCATCACCGAGGCGGAAGCATCCACCATTCTGGATGTGGACCTGGATGCCTGCGAGGCCGACGTGAACCGGCTGGTGAAGGTGCCCCTCACGGGGAACCAGCACGGTGCCCTCGTGAGCTTCCAATTCAACACGGGCGCGCTGGCCGCCTCCACCCTCCTCAAGAAGCTCAACAGCGGCGACTACGCGGCGGTGCCCTCGGAACTCCTGCGGTGGGTCCACTCCAAGGGCCAGAAGCTCCAGGGCCTCGTCAATCGCCGCAATGCCGAGATCGCTCTCTGGCGCACCCCCTAACGAAAGCATGAACGATGGATGAAGACGCCCTCTTTGAGGAAGCTCTGGCGGAGACCTTGGCGGAAGCCCCAGGCGCTCCCGAGGAAGCCCCCCAGCAGGATGCCCCTGCGCTCCCCGAGCTTGGCGTCCTCGACGGCCCCGTGCGCACCGCTGCGGCCATCGGCGGTGGGGTCTGGAAGTCCATCTTCGAGACCAAGGACTTCTTCACGGGGGAGCCCGCCGAGGAGGACAAGTCCGACCTACGGCGCCGTGTGGAGGGGACCCAGCGGCAGCTCGCCAAGGCCAACCCCGCGTATGGGGTGGTGGGGAGTGTCTCACAGTTCGCGGCCGGCATGGTCGGGCTGGGCAAGTTGATGGCGGGCGGGCGGGCGCTCTCCGTTGGGGGCCGCATTCTGTCCCCCGCAACCAAGGCCGGCAAGGCGGCCCTGGAGAGCGCCAAGGCGGCCTCGGTGGGGGCCGTGGCGTTCGATCCGTGGGAGGAGCGCCTCTCCAATCTGGTGGAGGAGTTCCCCTCCCTCTCCAATCCCGTCACCCGATATCTGGCGGCAGACCCCAACGACAGCGCCGCCGAGGGCCGCCTGAAGTCCGTCATCGAGAGCCTCGGGATGGATGCGGTTCTCATTGGAGCCTTCAAGGCCGTGAAGGCGCTCCGCGCGGGGGACAGCGACGGGGCCGTGGAGGCGCTGGCGACCGTCAAGCTGCCCGAGGAGCCCGAGCCCTCGGTAGCTCCCCCTGCCCTCCCCCAGGACAACAGCGCTCCGCTCCCCATCGGGCGGCCGGCGAACGACCTGGAGCCGGGCCGTGATCCCACCGCGCAGGGGAACCTTGCGACTGCCGGCCAGCCCCCCCTTCAGGCACCCGCAGTGGATGCGCGGGAGACCAGTGTGGGCCTGCGCTTCGGTGACGAGGCGGCCCCGCCCGAGCCGTCCAATAGCAACCTGTTCAACGACGACACCCTCCCCGGTGAAGGCGTTGCGAACGACAATGTGGGCTTCGGGAAGCTCTTCGAAGAGAGCACGGCGCCCAAGGCCGAGCCCCCCGCACAGGTGGAGGTCCCGCCCCAGGCGGCGACCACCGAGGGAGCCCCTGCCGCAGACGCGGGGTCCATCACCCGCGTACAGAACGCCACCGAGGGGATGGGCGGCAAGCTGCCCAAGGACCCCAAGGTGCTGGAGGTCCCCGAGCCGACCGCCGAGGCCCTCCTCAAGGACGTTGCGGGGGATGCGGAGGCCCTCTCCACCTATGGCTCCCGCGAGGCGGCGGAGGAGGCGGGGCACGCCTTTGGCAAGGGCGGCAGCATCCCGTGGCAGAAGCTCAACACCCCCGAGGACCTCTCCGCCTTCCTCGCGCGGACGGCCGACGCCATGGCGCCCCAGCTTGATGCCGCCAAGGGCGGGAAGGTGCTCACTGATGAGCGCCTGCGGCGGCTGGTGAACCAGCGTGTCTCTGCTTACGGGGATGATCCTTCCGCCCTCCTCGCCGTTCTGGAGCAATCTGGAGTGGGCGCACGGACCCTCGCCGTCAACATGGAGGCGGCCGACGCGGTGGCAACCAAGCTGGCGGACGAAGCCTATCAGGTGGCCGCCAAGATCGCCGAGGGCCGCCTGGACGACTGGGGCGGCGACCGCGCCGCTGCCGTGGCGGAGTTCGCCAAGAGGACCGGCATGGCGATGACCACCTTCGGTCATGCGCGATCCATGCTCTCCAACTCGGGACGGACCCTGCGGCGGGCGCGGGGCGACCTGGAGCGGCTCTCCTTCGCGGACATCAAGAAGCTCCAGGACCTCCCCACAGATCGGCTCCTCGCCCTCGTGCAGCAGACCAAGGGGGACACCAAGGCCCTGCGCGAGGCCCTCTCCAAGCCGGGCCTCCTGGCGCGAGCCCAGGATGCGGCAAGCTACCTCCTCGTGAACAACCTCCTGTGGGGGTGGAAGACCCACGTGGTCAACCTCACCACCAACGCCTACATGCTGGCGGCGCGACCGCTGGAGAAGGCGCTGGGGTCCGTTGTGGTGGGTGGGGCGGAGGGGGCGATCATCCGCAAGCGGGCGCTCTACGAGTACACCTCCATGAAGTCCACCCTCGTGGACAGCTTCCAGGCGGCGGCGATGGCCCTGAAGCTCGGGGACAGCATCCTCGATCCCCACCAAGTGGAGTCCTTCTCAGTCAGCACCCGCAATGGGACTGAGACGGGGCCGTGGAAGCCGGTGAAGAATGTCGGGGACCTCGCCCACAATGCCCTCTCCGCCGCGTGGCAGGCCGTGGGCATCCCCACGCGAGCCCTCGGAGGCGTGGATGAGCTGGTGAAGCAAATCCGCTACCGTTCGGTGGTGCTGGCCGACGCCCAGGTGGAGGCGGATGCCCTCGCCCTCACCGGCACCGCCCGCCACGACCACGTGATGGGGCGGCTTGGCGAGGCCTTCGACGCCAACGGCGCGGCCACGAACACGCGGGCCATCCAGGAGGCGCGGATTGCCACCTTCCAGCAGGAGCTTCTTGAGGGGACGGCAGGGCGGGCGGTCCAGGGCTTCGTCTCCAACTACCCCGCCTCGCGGTTCGTGCTGCCCTTTGTTAAGACCCCCACGAACGTCCTGCGCTATGGGATTAAGTACAGCCCTGGCATTAACATGCTCCAGACGGAGTACCGGCAGGCCCTGAGTGGCAAGCAAGGCCCCGAGGCGCAAGCCCAGGCGGCCGGGCAAATGTCCCTCGGGCTCCTGGCGGTGGCTACGGCTGCTACCATGGTCGCGGACGGACGCTTCACGGGCTCCGGCCCGAAGGACCCGAAGGCTCGCGCCACGTTGGTGGCCTCTGGGTGGCAACCCAACTCGGTGGTCTGGCGCAATGAGGACGGCACCACGACCTACTTCCCGCTTGGCCGCTTCGATCCCGTAGGTCTCCCCTTCGGCATCATCGCGGACCTGATGGACCTCTACCAGCACCCCGACAAGCTGGAGGATGGGGAGGTGGGTATTGATGCCCTCGCCATCGCCGTTGCGAAGCAGATGACGGATAAGACCTACCTCCAGAACCTCAACCAGTTCTTCCAGGCCATGGCGGACCCGGAGAAGAGCATGGGCAAGTTCGCCAATAACATGGCAGGCAATATGGTCCCCTTCTCCTCGGGGCTCAAAGCCTATGCCAATGGGGACCCCTACATGCGCGAGGTCCGCTCCATGGTGGACGGCATGATGAGCCGCGTGCCGGGGCTCTCCGAGACCTTGCCCGTGCGCTACGACCCCTTCGGGGACCCCATCACGGTGCGCAAGGGCCTCGCCACCACGGTGGAGGATGATGTGGTCGATAACGAGATGGTCCGTATGGGCAACGAGTTCGGCTCGGGCATCCTCGTCCCACCCGCCCCCAGCCGGAACAGGCGTGACCTGCGGGACATCGTGATTGAGGACGGGCGCACCGCCTACGAGGCGCTCCAGGTCTACTCTGGGCACCCCGGCAAGGGACCCAGCCTGAAGTCCTCCCTTGCGCGGATCATCGGGACCGAAGCCTACGGAAAGGCCCCAGATGGTCCTGCGACCGTGCCGGGGACCCGCCAGTGGATGCTTTCGGGCATCGTTGTGGCCTACCGCGAGTTGGGCCAGAAGCGGCTCCAGGCCGAGAGCGAGGTCTACCGCGCGGCCATGCTGGAAGACACCATGAAGGTCCGCGCCGCCTACACGGCGAACACGCCCGAGGCCAAGGCCAAGAGTGACAGCGCCTCGCTGGAAGCTCTGGCGAAGTCCTACGGCCTCACACTCGGGCAGTAGCCCGCCCTATCAACACAAAGACAAAGTTTAGATGGCCTACAGCTACGCCGACACGGTGGCGAGCGGCGATGAGACTGCACGTCGGCTCATCGCCGTTCCCTTCCCGTATATTTCCCGAGATCACGTTCGCGTCTTCCTGAATGAAGTTCTCGTCCCCGCCGCCAACTACACGTGGCTCAATGGCTCTCAGATCCAGCTCGCGGTTGCCCCTGCCGTGGGCACGGAGCGGCGGGTGCAGCGGACGACGCCGAGTAGCTCTCCCCTCGTGAGCTTCGGGAGTGGGGTTCTCAGCTCCGAGGACCTCAACACCGCAAACAAGCAGACCCTCTACCTCGCCCAGGAGACGGCGGATGGCGTGGAGGATACGAGCGGTCTGGTGGACTCCGCCCTCACCTACCTGGAGGATATCTCGCAGGAGGTCTCCGAGGGGGCCGCCGCCAGCGAAGCGGCGCGGGCGCTCGCCGCTGCCGCAGCATCCGAGGCCACCATTTCGGCCGCCATCGCTGCCTCCTACGAGGGGGGTGGCTACCCCAAGGCCAGCTTCGCCAAGCAGGGGGCCGTTGGGGGTGGCACGGTGGATGCTACGGCGGCCATCGTGGCGGCGTTGACCATGGCTCACGCGCTTGGCGTTGCACTCACGGGTGAGGGACAGACCTACGGGGTGGTGGGGAACATCACCCTGCCCGCTGGGGTGCGGATCGAGGACGTAAAGTTCCGCCAGCTCGCGCCGAACTCGACATCGCGGCGCACGCTCCACGCTTCGGACGGCGACAACATCACGCTCATCCGCGTAGTGGTGGAGCGCAACGGGACGGGGACCGAGGGTAGCCTCAACGATGCGGCCGGCATCTGGATCACGGGTGGCTCTGGCCACCGCTTGGTGGATGTGGAAGTCCGGGGTTCGGGGATGGGTTCGGGTATCGTCCTGGCCGGGGCGAGCCGCTTCACGCTGGTAAACCCGTATGTCCACGATATCCTCTATACGGTGGGATCAAACCCCGGAGATGATCGCGTACAGGGCATCTGGTGTTCGGGGTGCTCCGACTTCTCCATCACCAACCCCCGCGTTGAGGACCTCGGTGGGACCATCGGCGGGGGTGCGTTGAACCGCATTTGGTCGCGAGGCATTGCGCTTGGCCTCGGGTGCAACAACTTCGTGATCTGGGGGGGTCGGGTGGCGCGGTGCGACCAGGGCCTCGACCTCACAGGGAGCGGCGGGTGCTGGAACTTCCGTATCTTCGGTACGGGAATGGAGGATTGCCAGACCTGGGGCCTCAAGATCGCCAACTACAACCGCTTCGGGATTGTGACGGGGGCCACGGCCCTGCGCTGCGGCTCTGCCGGGTTCGTTACGTCTGGGCCGAGTGGGGCGCTTGAGGGCGAGCCTTCGGATTATCCCAAGCTGGTGCTCTTTGTCGGGTGCATCGCCATCAACTCTGGATACCAGAACACGGGACGGGGCACCTCACAGCCGGCCGGGTTCCTTATCACGCCCGGTGGCCTTCCCGACTTCCCAAGGGGCGTGGAGTACCACGGGTGCTTCGCCATCGATAACCAAGCCGTGCCGACCCAGTACGACGGCTTCCGCAACGAGGTCACGTTCGGCGGCCTCCCCGCAAACAAGGCCATCAACTGTGTGGTCCTTGGCCTCAACACGGGAGCTGGTGGTCTCCCCTTCCGGGGCTTCCCTGTGCCCGCCAGTTTCGTGGGGCACAGCTCCGGCTCGGCGCTCCCGAACGCGGCCTGGACGAGCGTTGCTTTCAACGCCGAGTACATGGACTCGATGGCCATGCACAACAGCGCGAGCAACATCGACATCGTGACTATCCAGGAGCCTGGGATCTACAAGATTGAAGGGCAGATCGGATTTGAGACCAACGCCACGGGAACCCGGCAAGGCCGCATTTCAGTGAACGGGGCCGCCGTCACCACCAGCGTCATGGCGGCGGCTGGGAGTGGGACGGGACCTGTCCATGTCACGCCGACGCACTTCAGTTGGCTCCCTGGAGGCACCAACGTGGTCCTTGAGGCATTCCAGAACTCCGGTGGTGCACTGGCCCTGCGGGGCGGGGAGACCAAGCTCCTCGTTTACAAGGCCATGCCGCATGGAACCAACTGATATGTCCTTCGATGGTGACGACTCCGACGCGAACACGCGCCGGGGTCACTATCCCGCATGGGTCTCCCCTGGGACCGTTCGCGACATCCACGTGAAGCTCGCCGTGGTCTCCGAGAAGATCGACCGGCTTCTGGAGGATCGCAAGACCCTCGGAGACCACGACGACCGCCTCACGAGCCTGGAGTTGTTCGCAGCGGAGACCAAGACGTGGGCCAAGGTCGTGGGAGCCTTATTCAGCATCGCGCTCGCCTTCATCGGCGCGGGCCTCCTCTGGAAATAACGAGATGATTGAAGACGACAACGAAGACTTCGACGGGCGCAACGACCCTCAGCCCGTCGATATGAACACCATGGACCTCATCAAGGGCCTCCAGGGGAAGACCATTGAGGAGTTGCTGGCGGAGGGCCAGAAGACCCTTCTGGTGGACCTTCTGGCCAAACTTCAGACGGGGCAGGCCAGCCACCAGGAGATGGCCATCCTCCGCAACCTCCTTCGCGACAATGGCATGATGCTGGGCCTTGGGGCGGGCGCTGGAGGGGTGTCCGACGCTCCCCAGGCCGGGGGCGAGAGCACGCTTCCGACCTTCGAGGCCCCGGAGTACGAAGAGTGAGGAACGCGACCGTCCACAAGCGGCGGCGCATGGGAATGGTGGGTGGAGGAGGGGGCGGCCGGCGCCTCAGCCCCCAAGCCCTAGGCTTCTTTGCGCGAATGACGGTCCAGCCGAGCAAGAGCCGGAAGGCGCTAGCCGATCGGCTCATCCGCACCCTCATCACGGCAGGCATCTGGCCAAAGCTGGATGTGCTCCAGATTTACGCCGCGCATGACGAGCAGGCGGCCCGGCTCAATTGGGTGTCGGCAAGCTACACGGCAACGGCAGTCAACAGCCCGACCTTCACGGTGGGCCGTGGCTTCAACGGGAACGGCACGACCAGCTATCTGGACACGACCTTCAATCCCGTTACCGCTGTGGGGGCAAAGTACCTGCGGGATAGTGCCTTCCTTGGCATCTGGCCACTCACAGACTCGGCTATCAACGCCAATGACGTTGGCACCTTCAATGGTTCTACGGGGGCGAACCTCGCGGCACGGCTGACCGGCAATCTTTTCAATGGGTTTGCCAATGGCGGCGCTCTAACAGCGGACACGAGCCCGACAAGTCGCGGGTTTTTCGCGTGGAGCCGCCCAAACTCCAGCACCGCCGACAAGTTCATCAACGACACGCGCGTTCGAACGCAAGCCTCCGCCTCTGTGGCCATGAACAGCCTGTCCTTCTATGTGGGCGGCATCAACCAGAACGGGGCATTTAGCGGCCCGAACCCACGGCAGTACGCCTGCGTGGTCATCGGCGGGGCCTTGAGTGTGGCGGAGGTGGCGGTGCTGTACGCCGCGATCCGCGCCTACCTCTCCCACCCCAGCGTTGGGGCCGTGTGACGCGCTCAACCTCCAACCACCAGTGAGGCCCACATGACGGCTCTCTACATCATCCTCGACGCCACCAGCGCGGAGGCCGTGCGGGGGGCAACGGAGGCGGGGCATGCGCTTGCTCCCATCGCGTTGGCCCTCCCCGGCATCTTCGTGCTCCCCGTGGGGGTCCTCGATGACCCAGCCCACGCCCAGCACCACGCCTTCCTTGGCGGGCTCCCCGTTCGGGAGGTTGAGGACGAGGAGTGGCCCCCTCCCCCACCCATCTTCTAGGACCCCTGATTGACACGCCTGTTTGACCCCTTGAAGGCCGCAGAGGCCCTCAAGGAAGCCCGCAAGGGCCAGCCCTCCGCCTCCGAGGTGGTGGGCCTTCGCCAAGCCTGGAAAGACACCAAGACCCTTCCCGAGCCCCCCAAGGGGGACCTCATGGCCAGCACCACGCTGGCCACCATACGGGACCCCCTGAAGGACGACTTCCGCGTCTTCCTCACGCTTGTCTGGCGGTTCCTGCGGCTCCCAGACCCCACCCCGCTCCAGCTCTCCATGGCGTGGTGGCTCCAGCACTGCCCCCACGATCGCGTGGTGCTGGAGGCGTTCCGAGGGGCCTCCAAGTCCTGGATCACGGCGGCCTTTGCCCTGTGGACCCTCTACTGCGATCCCCAGAAGCGTATCCTCGTGGTCTCGGCCTCGCTGGGCCGTGCTGTGGCGTTCGTCCAGTTCTGCCTCGCGCTCATCGATCCCGATACGGGCATCCCGCAGCTCCGCCACCTCGCCCCCAAGCGGAACCAGCGGCAGAGCATGCAGGCGTTCGACGTGGGGCCTGCCCTGCCCGATCAGAGTCCCTCGCTTCGTGCGGCGGGCATCACTGGGCAGATCACAGGCTCCCGCGCCGACCTGATCGTGGGTGACGACGTGGAAATCCCGTCGAACTCCATGACCGTCCTGATGCGCGAGAAGCTGGGCGAGGCGGTGAAGGAGTTCGACTCGATCCTGAAGCCGGGGGGCGTGGTGCGCTTCCTGGGGACCCCCCAGAGCGACGACAGCCTCTACAACAAGCTGGCCAAGCGCGGGTATGTCGTCAAGATTTGGCCCGCCCAGTTCCCCACCCGCAAGGAGGCGCGGGCCTACGGGGACCGGCTGGCGAGCTACATCACCCACCTCCTCAGCAAGAACCCGAAGCTGGCGGGGACCTCGACGGAGCCTTCACGGTTCTCCATGGAGGACCTCGCGAAGCGCAGGCTCTCCCTGGGGGCCAGCACCTACCAGCTCCAGTTCATGCTCGATACCTCGGCCTCCGATGCCGAGAAGTACCCGCTGAAGCTGCGAGACCTCATCGTCATGGGGCTCGACCACCAGCGCGGCCCTGATGTGGTGTCGTGGGGCAATGCGGACGGGCTGGTGCTCCAGCTCCCGCTCCTCGGGTTTGAGGGGGATCGGTTCCACGGCCCCGCCGACAACAGCACCAGCTACACGCCGTACTCGCGGATCGTGGCCGCCATCGATAGCTCGGGGCGGGGCCTGGATGAGACGGCGGTGGCGATCGGAGCCGAACTCCACGGCATGTTCTTCCTGCTTTACGTGGGGGCGTGGCGCGACGGGTTCGCGGCGGAGACCCTGCGGGGGATCGCCAAGGCCCTCGTTAAGTTCAACGCCCAGACGTGCCTCGTGGAGAGCAACTTCGGCGACGGCATGTTCCTCTCCCTCCTCCGCCCCGTGGTGGAAGAGGAGTGGCGGCTGGCGAACCTCGGGAGGCCCTCTGGGGAGCCTGGGGGGACCTCTCTGGAGGAGATACGCTCCCCGAGAGTCCAGAAGGAGCTTCGCATCCTCTCGGTCCTTGAGCCCCTCGTGCAGGGCCACCGCATGGTGGTCAATAAGGAGGTCGTGGAGGCGGACTACAAGTCGATCCTCGCGATGGACGCGGAGGAGACGCGGCACCGCTACTCCCTGATGTACCAATTCAGCCACTTGACGCGGGAACGGGATGCTCTGACGCACGACGACCGCATTGAGGCCGTGGCGATGCTCGCCGCGTACTTTGCGCCTGATCTGGGGGTTAATCCTGCGGGGATGGCCTCACGGCGGGACGAGGAGAGGCTGGAGGAGGAGCTTGAGCGGCTCTTTGCGGATGCCGACGATGTGGGCGGCTACGGGAAGGGTGACGGCGGGGGGCTTGAGGGCCGACCTGTGGCCGCCCTGCCGAGGAAGCGTTGAGGATTAAGGGTTTTGGCGGGGGAGAGGGGCGTGGGGGCTCTCTCCCTCTCACTCTCTCCTCTCATCACCATCTCTGCTTTTTGAGGGGCTTAGAGGGGTGATCTGAGGAATATCAATGGGTTAGGTAGGGGTTTAGGACCTACTATATGAGCGCCATGCTTTAGAGCTTAAGATCTGGCGCAAAGTGACCGCCCTGCGCTATCCTCGGCGTGGATGATGGGCGGAGGAGGGAAAATGGACACAGGGTCCGCTCTGTTAGCGGCAGCACTGCTTGTCGCTGTGGTGGAGTTTGGCGGCAAAATCGTTGTGCCGGTCTTAGATCATTTCGGCATTCTGGCTTACCCCGCCATGAAGCTTTCTAGCTGGCACCTCTGGATGCATACACACTTCGCTGGTTTGGTAGCCGTTGCCCTGGGCATTTGCGCCATCCACCTCCTAATCGCCCCCTCGGCCGCAGAAGCCGAGCTTCGCGCCTCCGGGGAGAAAGGGTGCGTTCGATTGGCGTATTTGGACCCAGTCCCGGCGGCCCTAGTGCGTCAAGCTGCCGCCGTGGATCACTCCATAATCTGCCCTTAG